TCAAGAAATTTCTAATCAAATGACATGGGATCAAAAAGACTTTAATAACTATTGGCATGAAAATCCAACGTTTTGGGAAGAAATGTACAATCAAATTCCTAATCTTAAACAAGTATATTTTGCCGGTGGTGAGCCATTAATGATTAAGGAGCATAAAGTGTTTTTAGAAGAAATCATTCGTAGAGGATATGCTGATAAAATACTAGTTAGATACAACACCAATGGATTATTGTTAGACAATGATATCATTGATCTATGGAAAAATTTTAAGAAGGTTAAAGTTGGGTTTAGTTTAGATGGAACTGACATTAGAAATCATTATATACGTTACCCTAGTGACTGGGAAAAGATTGAAAACAATCTAAGACTACTAGACAACACTCCGGACAATATTGAGGGTAGCATTGCTACTGCTATACAAATATTAAACATTAAACACTTGCCAGACTTTATTAAATGGAAAGTGAATAGTAAGTTTAAAAAGATAAATTCAGCGATATCTCCGGGGGGATATCAAATGGGTGGAGGATTAATTAACATGCACTTGTTGTACATACCTACTTTCTTAAGCATACAATTACTTCCTCAGGCTGATAAAATTGAAATAACAGAAAAATTTAATGAACTCAAGTCCTGGTTGTATGAAAACTATAGACAAGATGATGATTACTGGATTGACAACCCATATGGATGGAAACGCTGGGAAGGTATGTTAAATCATATGAACAGTGAGGATCATAGTCATCTATTACCCTCTTTTAAAGAGTATATGTATAATTTAGATTCTTACAGAAAACTAGACAGTAAAACAGTTTTTCCTGAATTAGCTCACTTGTTGTAAACATGACCGGCTAAGTCATTGATTACATGCTCAACACCGTTGTATTCAATGACTAATGTATATCTACTATCAGGTTCAAAGTCTAGGTACATATCGTTCATAATTGTTATGAACTGGCTATAGAACTCTCCGGTATGAACTACTTGATTGTTTTCTATTAATTTAAATTTTAATAATTTTGGGCCCATGATCTATCAACCAATTGTTTAATTTTGTCTTCGTCTACTATAATGTTATGCAGTTTTAAATAACCTAATATTATTCGTAAATCATCAAAATGCATGTCCAGAAATTCATTATATGGCATTAACCATTTTTTGATATCATACCAAAAATACCCCAATGAGTCATGGTTTCTATGAAACACTGTGAATCTACAGCCTGGAGCTAATCCTTTGCTATATTGCAACAATGATTTTACTACGGTTATAACCTGATTAGTCTGTTCAATATAGTCTAATATATAATTAGTATCTACTTTACCCTCAAGTATGTCAGTCAAATAGTCTTGGCCCAACTCATTATTTGGTCGTTTAACCACTGTATATAATAGCTTACTCTGTGTTATATTTTTATGCGATCCAATCTCAATAAATTTGTATTCTAGTGGAATATCTATTCTAATGTTAACTTTACTACATGCATCTACTAATCGTTGATGCATTATAAAGTCATGATTTTCAAATTGATCCGTGAGTTTATATATAACTCCGTTAAACCCTATAAAATGACTAGAGCCGTTACGTTTAAGAAATATACCCTCAGAGGTATGTTCCCACATATACTTACCCTCACGGCTGTCCCTTACTAAATGATTGTGAAATTCATTAGCATGTTCAATCGACCAGGATAGTATTTTTTCTTTTAGTATATCCAACATTACTCAAACGTATCTTTAAACTTATTATAAATGTATTCTGCTGCCAGTTTATGCGACTTTGGTCCGGGATGATTGCAATGTGTTAAGTCTACATGCTGTAGTTCTGAAAGTAAATCAAAATCCATTTTAACGCCATCGGCCCAATCATATTGTGCTTTAAGATCAAATGTCTCTTGTAATTCTTCAAACCAAAATTGAATATACTTTAAGTTTTTACTTTTCAAGTACATGTTAATATGGTGCATATGCATAAAACTTTTAATAGCCAAGTCCTGTTCGTCACTAAAGTATTCTAGCCAAGCCCTATTAATATCAACTTTAGAATCGATCCATGCTCCAAAGTTTTTAACTTCAACATTTTTGCCAGCTAACATTTCTCGGCGAGCGTAAGTCCACCCTATAAGTACAATGTCACTGGGTTCGAATTTGAAATTTAAAATTTCATATGCAATTCTAGTGTTACTGCTGCCGGGAATAGCCTTAGTAATAGTCTCTATGTTTGTTAATTTACCCATATGGTAACCATAGTTTTCTGTTGCCGGATCATCTAGTCCGGTACCATAGCTATTACTGTCACCAAAAATTATTATTCTACTCATATTAATTCCTTTGTCAATGGTATATCTGCCGCACATGTGCAGTAGTTTCTATCACAAATAACAGGACTGGTGGGTACAACGAACGAGTTGGTATATATATTTCCCAATGTTCCACCAACTCTACACGTAGCCCGATGTACGTCACCATCCCAGTTAATCATTAAACTCTCTAATCCTGCATTACAGTGCCAATTCTTATATTGATTTAAATGCTTTTTAATCACATCATTGGCATGCATCATTAGTTCACGATCCTTATACATTAATACTGTATTAGGTTCTACTGTACTACTCTTACTCAGTATCCAATCTAAGTCGTTCTGGTCATACTTCATATCGTCAAAAAGGTCGTGGTCACCTTCAGTCCAACGTATTCTACGTATACCGTAATGAATGCCGCGACTGTCTAATAATCCAGCCGCAGTACGAACGTTTGTCATATGCTGATGATGAGCCATGACATTGACTAGTACATGCGTATGTATGACGTTTTCCTCTACTGATTTGATAGTATGCAGTATGTCTAACCATTCATATTCAAAATGTAGTGAAAATACCCATTGGTCAACAGTTGATTGACTAGTATACCACTGGGGTTTTCTAGTTCCATTAGTAGTAATACTAAGCCAAAAGCCCTTATCTTTAATATATGATATCAATTCTTCTATATGTGGGTGAACGCATGGCTCGCCCCCAGTTAAACTCAAGCGAATAGGTTTTTCTAAATCACAAAGTTTATCTACAGTAGCCTTAAGTATTGCAATATCGGTATGTGGGCTAGTATTATCGTGTATAATTGATGGACAATAACTACAATCATAGTTACAACGTTTCCCTATATTCCATTCAATCTTAACACTGTCTTGATGATTCCATCGACTTTTTACTTTATACATAAGGTTTAAACTCTGGAATTACTGTTAATAAACTTTGGTCACGCCCACTGTCCAGTGCATAGTTAAAAGATAAAAAATCTTGCCATAACTTATTTTGGTCTTTTGCTCTTAGATAGTTGATGTTATCTTGTATTTGCTGATGTGTAATCTTACCAATCAATTGATTGTTTTTAACCATATCCCAAGAATCAACACGTAATTTGACTTCTTCTAATCTACTGATAGCTAATTCTTTTAATGGTTCAGGTAGTACTTGTGCTGATAATAGATTAGGATAGCTTACACGATGGCTATAGAATATAATACCCATCTTGTTAATAAAGTAATCTACACACTCTGCTGTCTGTAATATGTTACAGGCTTGTGCAGTAAATGCACCAACAACTCTACTAACGTTTGCTATCTTTTTAATCTCTTGGATATTTCTTTCAACTTCATTAAAATCACTATTAGTACGAACGTAATTATAAACATCATGAATACCATCAAGGCTGACATTAACGGCAATGCTTCTAAAATGTGGCCAGTAATCATGTATGGTTCTTCCCTTAGTAATACCCAATGTTGTACCATTTGTTGCATACTTTAATTCAATGTTCTTACCATATGGTTTTAACATGTCTAGTATCTTATAATGCTGTGGATCCATAAGTGGCTCACCCCCTGCAAACTCTACTCTACGAAAATGCGGTAACAATTTCTCAAAGTCATTCCACCAGTTATCACTATCGTCAAATGGTCCAATATATTGTCCGGGCTTTTTAACTAAACTATCCACAGTGGGCACAAGATAGTTGTTTTCTTTTATATAAAAGGGTTTAATAACATCCCAGTCTTGCCAGCTTGTACTGTCTAATGGGTTGCACATTCTACACTTGAGATTACACAAGTTGTTTAGTTTTATTTCCATAGTGGGAAATTCAAATGGCATTATCTCTTGTAATACTGTATCGGGGTACAAATTGATGCGAGATTCGGGGATGACTCCGTTAATATGTCTTTGACGTAAACTTTCAACACCCTGATCTTCTAATTCAAAGCATGGCTTACATACCTCAGGTCGTTCATCGTTTAATACTTGTCTACGAACTTCCTGCATCACATCATTATTCCATATGGTTTCTAATGAATTTTTTTGAATAAATCCAATGGGTAGACTACGACAACAGATTTTAACTGCACCGTCTTCTCTAGTTGCTAACCCTGTAAAAGGGTGCATACAAAATGTTTTACTTTGATTCATTAATAGCCCACGCACGTTCTTTGCACCAAAAGCATGTATTACAAATAGGTACCATTTGACCCTTTTTATAGTTCTTATAATCTAAATTATCAAATGTACCTTCACAGCTTCTGGTTAATTCAAATAAATCAACTATATCTAACTCACAGTATGTTTGATATATTTTACTTTTTTCTATAAATCTAAAGGGATGATGTACTACCATACCCATATGTATAGTCTTCTCTAAGTAATGGTTATCCGTTGTTGGATCTATGTCCCTTGTTGGCATACCACCAAAATTAACATTCTTTGGATTTCTAGTTACCCCGTTATAGTATGACTCAACATTGTTTTGAAAGCATATGTATTCAGCAAAGGATCTTAATTCTAATGTATCCCCGGATACTAATTTCCCATATTCATCAACTATAGTTCTTCCTTTATCTCCCCATTCTAGTTCGGGTGGGATAAAATTAGTGTGTACTTTAAACTCGATATATGGGAACGTATTTTGTATATAATCAAGTACTCTTTTAAAATCTTCTTGTTGCCATGGCTTAGATTTCCAACAACGTATGTTATTAATTATATGCACTTTTGCATCACTTATATTTGAGCATACTAGGTATGTTAGTAATGCACTATCTGCCCCACCACTGACCGCTATAGCAATGTTTTTATGCAATGGGTCTACTGGTATTTCTATCATAGTCAATATTTATTAATAAATATGTCAATGATAAAAAAAACAAACTTTCAATTTCCAAACTCAGTTATTCGTGAAGTTATTTCTTCATTGACTGACGATGACATTATTGTATTAAACAATCCAACAGGTGATTTCTTTTACGATCCATGGCAAATTAAAGCAGAATATAAAGATACGGTATTTGATACCTTGTTATCAGTACTACCCGATATCGGTCAAGCTAGACTAATCAAACTAGTAAGTGGAGATACATATCATGCTCATGCAGACATAGATGATAGATATCATATGAGCCTGCAGGGTAACTATAGTTATCTGATTGACCTAGACAATAATATAATGCACTATGTCCCTGTAGATGGTTACTGGTACATTATGGATGCAGGAATACTACATGTAGCTTCTAACTTTGGGGAAATTTATCGATATCAATTGGTAGTAAGAAGATTATTGTCACATTCTACTAGCAATGATTTGGTACAAGTTACAGTAGAACCAAAGACTATTCATGACAAGTTACGATATTACTTTGACGCTACTTTAAGCGGTTGGTTAAATCAAACAAATAAAAGAGGTTTAATGGATAATTTCAAAACAACAACTACGGGTTGTTCGTTGTCATTGGATCGATCTTTGGTGGAAGAGTTAAAAAATAAAATACATCATGATTTTGAAGTATTGATAAACTGAGCATTTAGTTTATCAAATTTACCGCATTGCTTAGAACACTCGGTTAAAGGTTCTTTTCCCCATGTTTGTTCAATCAAGTTAAAGTAATTAGAAGCAAATATATCTGACAATGACTGTTTATTAAGATTTGGAAACATGTCTATTTTGTCCATGTAATCAATTCTAGTATCTTGCTTGTGCAATACGTGGTCAAAACTTAACCAGCAACATGGACTAACGTTACCACTGGCTGCTACATAAATCTGTTTGTATTTCAAAGCCTTGCAGTCAATAACGGGAGCACAATCACTTATGTTATCTTGTACTAGTTTTGTAAATTTTTTACTAAACTCAGTTGGATACAAGATATTGATAGTTTTACCTGAGTTGTCTAGTACATGAAATTTTTCATTTTGAAATCTAGTGGTGTGTTTCATTGTGAATAACTCAAATCCCAAGTGTTTACTCATTTGCTCACATGACTCAATCTGATGCTCATTGTGTGCAAACACTAACATATTCCAATGTGCTTTTCCACCGTTACTGATATAGGCTTTTGCATTCTCTATGATTTTGTGCCAATCTGTATCAATTCTATATAAGTGATGTGTGTCCTCTAATCCATCAATACCAAATACTACCCTGTCACAAACTTTTGCTAACTCACTCCACCAAGATGTTGTTCTAGCACTTCCATTTGTGTGCATTGATGTAAACAATGATGGGTTTACTTCTTTTATATACTTGAAAATTTCTAAACAATCTTTAGCTACAATAGGGTCACCTAAGTTACCGCACATGAATAAACTGTTAAGTTGTTTTAAAAAGTCAACGGGTAACCATTCTTTAAATTGAGTAAGTGATATTTCTTCTAGTTGAATCAAGGGATTTATCACTCCGCCGTTAATACGTCGGGGACACATTGGACATTTAGCCTGACACTTACTAGTAAGTTCCAAGTGTACATCACGTATATCATTAAAATTGTACATTACTTGTTGTCTCCTATAATCATGTATCTTGTATATAGTGGAAGTTCTAGTTGCCCTTGCCAAAGTATATTGATGTTTGACTGTTCTTTGAAATTTTCTAAGCTAGAAGCAGTTCTAACATGTTCTTCTATGTTATAGTTATTACTTTGTAACACCAATAAACTATTGTATGGTAGTCCAGACAACCATATATCATATTGATCCTGAGTTATATGTTCGCAGGATGTATTGATAACGATATCACTGTCAGAACGAACAGTACACATGTCTCCTGTTACTGCCTTAAATCTACCTTGAATTTCCTCACCCTTGTTCATCATTACTGCAATGGGTTCACATGTAGGGTCAATGTCGATACTACGTATAGTTGATATGTGTAACTTGCTTTGAAACAATAGACTGGCTAGTACTCCGACCCATCCGCCGTGAATGTCTACTGATAGCTTTGTTTTGTTAATGTATGGGTGGACAACAAACTCTAAGCTATCTATCAGCCATTCTTTGCTTTTAAGTTGCCCGCTCCAAAATGCATCCATAGTTCTCATGGGGTTCTCACTATTTCTAATAGCTTGCATCCAGTAATGTAGATGTGTTATGTCTATATTCATATAATTGAAGCCTCAATCAAACATTTTTTAATGTCTTTTGCTATTTTTTGTTGTGTTAAAGGACCGGGATGACAGTCATCCAGTGCTTTATCTATGAATTTTTCTACGCCAATATCCCTAAACGGAATCTTAATAAAAGTGGATTTGTAGCCTCTAATCATAGGATAATCTACAAACAAATTATAATGAGGGATTTTTAAACTAGCTACGTATAAATTAGCATGATGGATGTGAAACCAAGTACGCATTATCAAATCAATATTATTGTGTGTGAGCATCCAAAGTTTTGATAATTCATCTGTCATCCAATTACCAAGATGTGATGCGTCATTATTAGTTCCTGTTTTTTGATTGAATAATGCTTTAATTGGTATATAGTTCTTGTTAAAAATCATATCTCTATACGGGTAACTCCACATAATTATACATATTGAATTTGCATCAAAGTTAGTATTAAGTATCTTATGTAAGATAGCAAGATTGCTACTTCCCGGATAACTAAGATTTTTTAAATCATAGTCTAAATCTTTTGCTAATAATGATGGCCATGCATATTGACTATGCACCGGACCAACTTTATAAGTATCACCCTGCTTTACCCAACAATCTTCTAATCCGTGACCGTATGTAAATGAGTCTCCAAATGCAAATAATGTTTTCATGTCTTTACTTTTGGTATTTTGCTATCAGCACTACTAACGCATGATTTTGTAGTACATACTACTGGTTTGTCAAAGATAGTAAAGCCCTCACTCAGTGACCCTAGTGGTTTGTCGCCACAACTATAACTACGTTTTACCTCATCACTACGTATAACTATGCCCTGATAGCCACTATTGCACATCCATCCTTCAAACTTGTTAAAGTTAAAAGCATTGAACCGTTCTGCTTGATCCAACCACCATATCTTATTAGTATCATCTATTAGTTTAACCTGTAGTACAGGCTCATCGTTAGCATGTTGTGGAAACCCGTTACGCATGATTTGTATCATCTCATCGGTGTATCCATTAACAACAAAACTGGCTGTGGGATCACTCTGCGGCTTCAATGTAACATTGATACCACGATTATGGAATCTTTGTAGTCGTTCATAGCTCTCCCAGAAAAACTCGGGAACCATAACTTGATTAACAGTTACGTATACCTGTTCTTCCATCAATGCTAGTATCTTGTCACCAAACTCAGATTCTTTGGCAAACTCTGCATGAAAGCTAGCAGTTAGACTTCTACGTTGTAATAGACTAGTAGCTTTATCCCAACGTAGCCACCAATTGATACTGGGTGATAGATTGGTAGTCATATGGACACTTTGATAACCTTCTACTGGACCTTCATCTAAGTGTTGTGTGAGTTCTAATAAATGCTTATATGCTGTAGGTTCTCCACCACTGAAACTCCAATGAAACTTGTTAAACCCATTACGTCTAGCTTGTGTTTTTATACTATCAATGGTGTTCTTGTATACAGATAGATCCTGATGATCGGGCACACTGCTATTGGCATATGGCCAGCAATAGCTACAAGTATAGTTACAGAAGCGACCAAGTATCCAGCTAACAGTGAACAAGTTCATGTCAAGCATGTTTGCTTGACCAAACTTAACTATCCTATCAAATGGTATATCATTGAAGTTGTTTTGTGTACTCATCGTGTAGCCACTCGTAGTTATTGATTAGTTTTAGTTTTTCGTTGTCGCTCTTGTTTACTTCACCGTATAATTTGCCCATCAATGCCCCACGTATTGTCTCACGCCCATATTGTTCGTCAGACCCAGTGCTACACCAAATGAATAATCTGTCCATTGTTTCACTTGATTGTTGCCTATCTATAACTTGGCTAGACAATTTGACGCATTCACGGAACGCGGTGCGCCATGCGCTAAACTCATCCGTGTTAAACTTATGTATATTGCTTACTATGTTTACTGGCTCATACAATGTGCTGATGCTGGTAGTCATATCTACTTTGTTAGTGCTCATGCGCATAGTAGCAATACGAGGAAGCAGTTTAATTCCACCGTGACCATATATTAGTTTGTTAACAGGGTTGATAGAACGAAAGACTCTAACAGTAGGTTGTTCGTAGAATTTTACATCATTGTATACAAAGTTAAAATCATCATGTATTATTGCATCACCGTCTACTACCCAAAAGTAATCAGTTTGGCACATCTTAGCGGCACGTATATGTGCATTGTGTATACCCTGAACTCCACTTAATAATTTAGCACGTGGGAAACGTTCTTTAACTTTATTGAAATTTTCTTCTGCACCTAGTTCGTTGTTGTGAATAAACACAATGTCATACTCTGGGGTGTAGTTTACTGGACTGCGTGTTGGGTTAGTAATGCGAGTTCTGTACTCACCACTAGACCACCCGGTAATAGCTAATCCTATGTTATTGTCGTTAGTCTTTTCTTTAATCAGTACACCTAAAACATTCACTTCTTCTAGTAATGTTCCTGGCATTATATTTGTCATATGCTCAAACAATTTATCAAGGAATGAAAAATTCTTAACGTTGTTTGAACCATCCCAATTATTAACTTTTAGCATAAAGTAAGCTAGTCTTGCTCCATAGATAGAGTATAATCCGTTCTCTACGTCTTCACCAATATGCATCCATCGCCATACTCTGTCATAGTTACGCCAGTCTATATTGTCATCACGGGTGAGTTTTACTACTTCACGGAATCCGGCACGCCATGCTTGTAGTGGACTACTGTTGATATGCAAGTCACTACCTATATTGTTTAGTTCTATATACTTGCTTAATACAAAGTCAATACTATCGTCATTGCCGTTCTCATGTGTACGCATTTCCATGACATGTTTAACTGGCCAGCATTTGATACCACCATTACCATAACTAGTGCCATTGACAATGTTGTATCCTGCATAGCTTATAACATCTTCATCGGTGTATTCAATGTCAATGTCGGTCTTATAGAAGTCATCTCTTACCCAATTGTCTCCGTCGATGATGACAACACGGTCAGTTGTTGCTAGTTTGGCACATTCTTTATGTGCAGTATCACTACCCTCTACCCCATGCACTCTTAGTGCATTTGGGTTAAGTGTTAGTAAATGTTGATAGTTTTCTTCACAGTTTGGTTCATCATAGCTTAAGAACACTGTGGTATAGTCAGAGGGATTAAATCGCATGACTATATTTATAATGTAAATAGATCATGCTTAAGATTATTAGTTCACCACCATTTGATGATTACAGTAAGAAACTGTTTTATCAACTATTTGGGCAAAAGAAAAAACTAGGATTAGATAACGCTAGTTTTATATATCTATGGACCGGCCCATTAAGTAATGACCAAATTTTTTACACAAACAATGTATCACATCGTGAAAACCCAAAAGAACTACCCGATCTGATCGGATTTATAAAATATCGAACTCCGATGATAATAGGAAACAACCGTTATTATAATACAGTGGATGAAATGTATTTACTGTATTGTGAATTTACAAAAATGCCAACATCTACTGAACTGTATGAAGCATTTTTTAAATACTATACAGAATATTCTAAGAATTTGTTGAATAGGGCAACGATAGAAGAAATTATAGAGGAAGCGTGTGTCAATGACAAGGTAGTAATATTTGTTAAGGATCATTTTAGGATATCATCAAGTAAGGCTTGGGTAAACCCCGTACCAGAGTTAAGTATCTATTTTGGCAACTTATGTGATTATTACCCAAATAAACAGTTTATCATAGTTACCTCACTGGAAAATTTAGACAAAGAAATTATCAAAGACAATTGTAAAATTATCCCTATGGGTGGGGATATCACAAATCAATTATCAACATACATGCACTATATTCCAGTTGCCTCAAAAATGCATGACGCTCAAAACTTTATATCATTGAATAGAGGAAATAGGAACCATAGAACATATTTGGTATCTGCATTGTATGGAAGATCATTAGAAGAATACGGTATTATAAATCATCTTTCTTGGGATAGTTCTAAAACTTTATCTTCTGCCATGGCATATGATTGCACTAGGGATTTTGGATATACTACAGCGGATGATGGGTTTAACAAATACACTATAGTAAGTCAAAACACGACACTGGATTCCTATGACATATACACCAAACAAAATGACAACATCATTAATTTTAAAGAAAAGTTAGAAAACAAATATTCCAATAGTATAATTGAATTTGTTTCTGAGACTAGCTTTAACGAATTGAGCTTTAATATCACTGAAAAGACTATGCATTTTATATACGGGGCTAATTTCCCTATAATGATATCCAGTCCGGGGACAGTGGATTTTTTGCGTAATATGGGGTTAGACATGTTTGATGATATCATAGACCATTCATACGACTCCCTTACAGATCCGGCAGCTAGAATTAACGCCGCGATTGACTTAAATTTGGATACTTTAACCTCTTCAAATTTGATAAAAAAGTGGAAAAAGAATAAATATAGAATAGATAATAATATTTCCTTTGTACGTGAAGGTAAATTAAAAGATTATTATACTACGAGATTTTGGAACACTTGGAAAGACTTATGATTACTCACTATACATTAATGCAAAATGCATTGCCTAAGGATTACTTAAAACTTTTTATCATGGCCTGCGCAGGTAAAATGGAATATTTTATTAACGTTGAGGATCTTTTGGGAGATACTCAGGTTCATTTGATAACGGATCTTAATGAAATTTTTGATTTAACATCTGATGAATTCAAGACTATAGCAATTAAGATCAATCCATACAAAAGAATAGCATTGTTCTACCAATATTATTTAACTTGTGATGTAGATCCTGATTATACAAACTACACCGAATGTGCTACATTGACTGAATTCTTAGACATCTATTTCAGTACATCTAATCCAACATACCTAACCGAAAATTCAGTCAACGCTTCGTTAGTATATAGTGTGGGTAATTTAAACATAAGTTACTTATTAGACTTTGATACTTTTAATACTGATATTAAAACTATACCAGAATTTGCAAATACAACTGATGAAAATTATCTAGCTGAATGTTATTCTAAACTTGAGGGATGGAAAGAGCTATATACTGAAGCCGACAAGGCTAGGGTAGCAGAGATTTTTGCAACAGATATCGCTACTTGGAATTATACATTTGATTAATATCAAATTTTGGGCAACAAGAAGGTTGACGTTTAATCCGTCTTCTGTTATACTTCACACATGAATTAAAAAAGTGTAAATAACATTGTTAATTACACTAATTTGAAACCAGGACTAAATAAAAGACTATGATGAATAAAACTTGCAACACGCTGAAACATTTGGGACTATGGCAGTCAATAGCCATGGTATCCTTTACGCCAGCGTATCCAACAAGTATTCGCGGCCTAAATGATAACCAAGAGAGAAGCCCCGGGACTAGGTAACAAGTTAACATCGTAACAACTTTATCTAACCCCTGGGAAACTAAAAAGTCTCAGGGGTTTTTGCTTTTACAGAGAGAATTTGACAATAAATGGATAACAAGATACAATCAAAACCTTCAGAAGAAAAACATGATTGGTATAAAAATCATGTTCTAACGAAGGAACAATTAGCACAGTTGATACAGAATAAGATGCAACGTGCAAAGTTCTATTATATCCTTAATAAGGTAAAATGATAGACAGCGTGAATAGGCAACGAGAGCCGTGATACAGCGCAAAATGTATAGAATGGGCGGACAGGAAACATGAACGAGTGGCGATAACACTCTTAGTAAGACTCCTGGGTAGGGTATCAACCCTATCATGTCGTGTAGTAATACACGGCATTCTAAAACATACGTAGTGAAACACTTTAGCCTACAACGCTATACCCACACGACTCGGGAGTACTAGGTGTGTTTTAGAATGCGACCTTAGCTCAGATGGATAGAGCACCAGGCTACGAACTTGGGGGTCAGGAGTTCGACTCTCTTAGGTCGCACCATGGCATGGATGTATAGCACAGCGGTAGTGCATCTCCTTCATACGGAGCAGGTCAGTAGTTCAAATCTACTTACATCCACCAAACAATTTAGCCTCATAGCTCAGTTGGTTAGAGCATCCGCTTGATAAGCGGAAGGTCCCCTGTTCGAGTCAGGGTGAGGCTACCATAATATACCTCCTTCGCCAAGCTGGTAAGGCATCGGATTTTGATTCCGACATTCGGTGGTTCGAGTCCATCAGGGGGTGCCAGTTATGGGATAGACGATAGGTTCGAGTCCCTGTCAATCTAGTCACAGTGGGGTTAACTGTGATGACACTATAGTATGATTGATGGGTGTATAAACTTGCCTATACGAGACAATCTAGCGAGGCTTACTAACAATAAGATAGTTAGGCTCCCGCCTTTTATGGTGCTTGTCGTCAAGCGGTTAAGACCTCGGATTGTGATTCCGATATACGTGGGTTCGAATCCCATCAAGCACCCCAATGCAACTTTAGCTGATGTGGTCATAGCGGCGGTCTGAAGAACCGTTGAACGTGGTTCGATCCCACGAGGTTGCACCAGATTAATTCCACGTAGATAAATACTGCATGGAACTTTTATTATTTTTTTTACTACATGTGTATTTTTCTTTTATGGTTTTTACCATATACTATCATCGTGGTTATGCACATGGCTTGATGAAATTTTCTAAGCCATTTGAATACTACTGTAGATTTATACTATACTCGGTGGGTCAGGGTACTTCTTCAATATGGATGAAGTATATGGTGGCACAACATAGGATGCACCATAAAACCTCCGACTCTAAATTAGATGCTAACAGTCCATACAATAAACCATTTTTAGCATATTTTTTCCCTAAATTAAACACTAATAAAATACATATTACGAATGAAGATATAGAAAAATACGCACCTAATACTCCTCTCACAACAGATTGGATTCAACTCAATGTATTCAATAGGTATCCGCATATGGGTATAATATTTATGGGTGTACTCTATGCAGTTGTTTTCAACATCTGGTATGGATTTTTAGGGTTGATATTTACGTATGTGTATGGAAGGTATCTAATAGAAATAATAGGGGACTTTATAATTCATACGCATGGATATAGGAATGAAGTAAACCGAGGTGAGGATCGTAGTGTTAACATATTCCCTATAGGATTTTATTTTTCCGGTGAAGAGTTACATTCAAATCATCATAATTACCCCGGACGATTAAATCAAGCAGTAAAGTGGTATGAGTTTGATTTTGGATACTATTGGATAGTATTGTTTAGTAAACTTAAACTATTAACGATAATCAAATAATTAGACACGTTCGAATCCGAACGTTGTTACCGATATAATGCCCCCATAGACAAATTGGCAAAGTCACTCTCCTCAAAAGGGAGTATCTTAAAGGAAATCTGGGTTCGAATCTCAGTGGGGGCACCATGTCTAGATAAATAGTATATGACAAAAAGAATAATACTCACATTATTCATCCTAATCATGAATGGGAGTTGTCACGCCGACTCAGTAGAAGATGCAAAAAATCGTGCTGTAGTTGCGTCAGTAACCGACGTACTTACTACTGTGGTAGGATTGTCGCAAGGTGGGCGTGATTATAATCCTTTAATAGGATCGAATCAAGCAATGCTAATTCCAATAGCGGCACTTAAATATTATCTAATAGACAGTATCGTATCATCAAATGATACAGATGCTAATAAAAAATTTAAATTAAACATCATTGCATCACTTTACGGTGGCGCATCAGTCAATAACTTTTTAGTATTAGCTGGTATTACATCACCGGCAAGTCTCATAATCGGCGCTGTCAGTGGTTATATGATGTATGAAAAATTCTCTGAAAATATTGACAAATAATCATATTTGTGATACTATCTCATTAAGGGTCCTTAGTTCAATGGATAGAATGCCATGCTTCGAACTTGGAGATGTGGGTTCGATTCCTGCAGGACCCGCCATACAATGTTAAATACAATTAGTGACAAAAGCAGAAAAGGAGTAAACAATGGCTGTTCTAGCACTAGATATCTCAGGAGTTCCCCGGCAGTGGATCTCAAATGATGACGCAATTACCTATAAAGCAAAAGATTCCATCGCATGGTCAATGGGGAATATTGTGGCTAGATATCGTGGTGGTATACAGAATGACGGTACATTAAGTTACTTGGAAGCAAGTAGTATCATTGCTATTAAAGGTCATGGTTTCAATCCATACAAACATGCATGTGTGGCACTAACTAACAAAACATTATTTGGTCGTGATAGACATGTATGTGCATATTGTGGCGAACACTTTCCCAACTATCATATGCTAAGTCGTGACCACATTGTTCCAAAGAGCAAGGGTGGTGAAAACACTTGGATGAACGTAGTTACCGCTTGTAAAGATTGTAACAGTAACAAAGGTCATAAGTCTCTGAAAGAGTCACGTATGGAATTACTGTACGCACCTTATGTTCCTAATCATTATGAAAATATGATTCTACAACATAGGAACATACTAGCAGATCAAATGGATTACCTGCTAGCAGGTGTTCCCAAACACAGTAGAATATTGCTATCATAGGTTGACATAAAAGTTTTCCCATGATACAATACAGTTAAATAAAAGACGCCCTTATAGCTCAGTGGTAGAGCACTCGCCTTGTAAGCGATAGGTCCCGTGTTCAAGTCATGGTGGGGGCACCAAATATATTCCTTGATAGCTCAGTTGGTAGAGCACTTGACTGTTAATCAAGTTGTCCCTGGTTCGAGCCCAGGTCGAGGAGCCAATTTTAAAGGACAGAAAATGTTGATTAGTGATAATGCAGGATACAAATTATATTGTGAAACACGTAAGTTGGATATTCCATCTAATAGTGCATACGTTCGTATCTATACGATGTATGATTGGGCAAAAGATCCAGAAGCAACACAAAACAAACTTGAATTAGTTCTTTCACTGGATGAGTTAGAAAAACTCAGGCAATCATTGAGTGCTTAAATTACGTAATAAGTAATTGCCACTCTTCCAAACTAAAGTGATAGTCTTCTAAAATTTCTAACATTTTTGCAAAAACTATCAATGTCCTTCGGTGAGTAGTTAATTCATGTTGACGTTGAGTAATCTTTGCTTCTACTAGAGTCTTCAATAAATTCTCACCCTCTTTTTTCAATTTAATTTTTTGAGCAATGGTGTTTAGCTTTTTTATAATGTTGTTACATTCTAGTATGGCGTTGTTTGCTTGATGTTGTGCTTGATGAATATCAACCTTCATTTTTAAAATCAAATCGTCAACGTCTGGGTTTATATGTTGAGTAAAATGAGATACCATGTTAGACAGTCTGGTGTATACCTCATTGTCAATATTTGTATCGTCATAATGTTCACCGGTAGAATCATAATGGGCACGTTTTGTAGGATCACCTAGTGTTTCATAAGCTAATTTGATTCGTTTGAATTTTTCTTCATTGCCGCCCGGTCTATCAGGATGATGGATTTGCGCTAATGTTCTGTATTTTTGTTTGATTTCTTCGGAAGTACAATTTTTAGGTAATTCTAGTTCATCATATAGGGTAGGTTGTTCCATAATAATATTTATCATAGCACGATCTGGGGTTAGTATAATGGATAATACAAAGAGCTTCTACCTCTTGAATGTGGGTTCGATTCCTGCACCCCAGACCAGAATTTGACAACAAATCAAAATGGGAATACAATAGCATCTTATTCAGTTGAAAGGGACTCTATGTACGATATTGATAAGTTTGTAAACACTAACAAAGCTAACATTGAATTTGATGACAAGTTTGATTATGATGAGGACCTGTCACAAGCAGAGTTTGAAAAGTCAGTAACATTTGACAAAATTAATACGCAAGCATTCCCAGTATTAGTTTACGAATTGAATACTAAAGCAGTAGCTTGGTACGACATTGAAATGTTCATGGGCCACGTACAATAATTTGACAATAAATGGTGCTTGTGCTACAATCATAGCATGAGTTGAGAAAAAGAGTTAGTTGGTGAAGTTAGTGATAACGACACAAACAAAATTCTTGACAATAAATGGTAAAGGTGTTATAATAGACACATAGCAACAAACGATAGAGTCAGTTGCAAAACAGTTCTTTAAAATTTAGAATTCATATATCCCTGTTAAGTTCAGGGCTCTATATGAAAATACATTAAGGTCACCTAATCCGTTAGGTAGGTCTATGGGGTCAGCCAGTTGACGGACTGGGTCGCATAGGATACAAGAAGCGTACCGACAATAGCAATATTGTTTAACGTGACGGGCAGTTAGGCAGTAATGATAGAAACAACGATCCAGTAGACGGTACTGGTGGATACAGTTTACGTTCCTTAATGTTTTTTCATATAGTGTGTTATTAGTTTTGCTGATGTAAGCCATGGGGGAAACGTCAACCCTAAGTAACTATGTATATAAACGGTACGTCCAGCTGGCAATTCCGTTGAGCATAGCAAATAGTGCATCAGCAAAACTAATAACATGGAGCAAAGAAAATGGGCGGTTATCGTCAAGGATCAGGTAGAAGCAAGTCAGGATATTACAAAGGTATATACTGTGGTTCAACATATG